CTCAAGTTGCCCTTAATTCCGTTCAGCTTCAAGCCAAATTGATCGGCCTTGAAATTTGAGCCTCCTCGCCAACGCTCCCGGTGGTTTTCTCCTTGATCCACCGTCAAGCCAAGCCCCAGGACCAACCACACAGCAAGCCCTAGACCGCATCCGGCAAACACTGCTGCCGCATCAGCTCGCCTTTTGCAATGACACCGAGCACCGCAAGCTCGCCCTTGTCTGTGGGTTTGGTGCGGGCAAGACCCATGGCCTCGTAGCCAAAGCCGTTCACATGGCAGCCCTGAACATCGGCCACGTCAGCGCCTTGTTTGAGCCTGTTGCCCCGATGTTGCGTGACATCCTCCAGCGCACCATGGATGACCTGCTGGAAGAGTGGGAGATCCCGTTTGACTTCCGCGTCAGTCCGCTGCCGGAATACACCCTGCACTTTGCCGAAGGCAGCCACACGATCCTGCTCAGGACGATGGAAACATGGAACCGGATTCGTGGTCAGAACCTATGCGCCATTGGCTTTGACGAGGCAGACACGGCAAACAAGCGGGTAGCGGAGCAGGCAACACGGATGGCTTTGGCCCGTCTTCGTGCTGGCAACGTGCAGCAGTTCTACGCCGCCACCACGCCCGAGGGTTACGGCTGGGCATTCGATACGTTCGACCGCAACGCCGGTGAAGACACGGCTCTGATCCGTGCTCGCACCATGGATAACCCGTATCTGCCCGACGGGTTCGTTGACAGCCTGATGGCCAACTATCCGCCACAACTAATCAAGTCGTACCTTGAAGGCCAGTGGGTCAATCTCAACACGGGTCAGGTTTACGACAGGTTTGACCGTGCGAAGCATGTAGTGGCCAGCCTGCCTGACATCAGCCGTGAGCCGCTCCGTGTCGGCATCGACTTCAACGTGGCCAACATGTCCGCCATCATCGGCGTGAGGCTTGGCAACAGCCTGCTGGTGATCGACGAAATCAGCGGGGCGCACGATACCGATGCACTGGCCGGTGAAATTAAGCGGCGCTACCCGGACAGACGTATATATGTGTACCCCGACGCTTCGGGCGGTAACCGCAGCACCAACGCCAGCCGCACTGACATTCAGATCCTTGAGCAGCACGGGTTCAGTAATCAATCGGGCAAGGCCAACCCGCCTGTTCGTGATCGGGTGCTGGCGGTACAGAGCCTGCTGGAAAACGCCAAGGGTGACGTGCGGCTGCAGGTATTTGAGGGTTGCCGGCGGCTGATCGAATGCCTAGAGCTGCAGAGCTACACGGAAAAGGGTGACCCTGACAAGGAAGCTGGGCATGACCACATGAACGATGCGCTGGGGTATCTGGTGTGGCGTGAGTTCAACCCGTTACATCAGGGCGCTGGCCGTGGCACGGGTATCAGGCTGTACTGATAAGGTCGCCCTGGCGGCAAGTCGTTGGGTATGCCTCGCCGCCTTTTTCAAGACGATTGGCGAACTGACCACTGGGGTGCTTGCCAGGTGGCAGGGGTATACCCCATAATTAGGGGACAGGGGGCGACCCCACCATTCCCGGCACGGCGCCGGCTCTGAAAATGTGGTTCAACTCCTACAAGGAAGCCATGGCCGCTCTGGAAGCCGACCACAAGCTGACCGCTTGCTGGGATGCCGGTGAAGGCTGGAAGGCTGAGGCTTACTGGAACCGTGGTCGCCTGGTCATGGTGAGCATCAACCCTGATGGGCTTCGGATCGTTTGATTCGGGGCCTTCCCCATCCATCCAACCCCGATGCAGCCATGGAAAGCCTGAACGGAGTTAGCTTGATTCCCGGCATGAAAGTCTGGGTAGACATGCCGCACATGCCCGAGTTTTTTCCGGGTGACGTGATGTACGCCGAGGTGATCGAAGGCCATCGGGAAGCGCAACACGGCCAAGTGTGGGTACGGCAGATTGCCACTGCTGGATGCCCGATTGTTGGCGAGCCTTGGGTTAGTGAGCAGCACGCGATTCGCTGCCTGGCGGTTTGATTGGTCTTTTTCTTTTGCCGCTACCCTGAAATCGCCGCAACATCACCATGACCGCCCCGCTTTGGCGTGACCTTGAAGCCGCCTTCGACTCAACCGTTGACGACGCCTGTTACGAGTTCAACGAGGCCGCCTCCGCCATGCTCACCGCCATTCAACAGTGGCTGTACGACGAATGCTTCGATGAAGCCGCCGATGCCCTAGAAGACGAAATCAACCGCGCTGACAAGGCCGAATAAACTACCGCTGCTGGGTCGGTTCTGTCCGTAAGGCTGAACGCCGTGTGTGGCGGTATCGGAGGCCCAGCGCCATATTGGCTATTAACCTAGGGCCATAGAATTTGTGTATGGCTAAGCGCGAAAAATGACCTACTCCGGCTTTCGCCACTACGACCGGAATCTGACGCGCAAGGCAACGCAGGTTCAAGACGTAAACGGTGCTTGGGCTGCACAGGAACCGCATTGGATCCTGATTGAAGACTTGTTGCAAGGCACATACGGTATGCGGCGTAAGCATCGCCGGTATCTGCCGCAGGAACCACGCGAACAAGACGAGTCATACGACAACCGCCTAGCCCGTTCTGTTTGCCCGCCGTATTACCAGCGCCTTGAGCGGATGCTGGCCGGCATGTTGACGCGTAAGCCGGTGCGTCTGGACGATGTGCCCGATGTAATCCGCGAGCAACTGTTTGACGTAGACCTGCAGGGCAATGACCTGAATATTTTTACCTATGAATTAGCCCGCAAAATCATCCGTTACGGCCACGCTGGCGTATTGGTTGACTTCCCCAGCGAAACGGAAGACGAACTGCAAAACATCACTGACGTTGCCTCCTTGCGTCCTTACTGGTGTGCTTATGTCCCGCGTGACATCCTTGGTTGGCGTTCTGAGATCGTCAATGGCGCACAGAAGCTGACCATGCTGCGCCTACTTGAGCGCATCGTTGTTCCTGATGGCGAGTTTGGGGAAAAATACCTAGAGCAGGTGCGTGTGTTGCGTCCGGGTTCCTACGAGCTGCACCGTCAGTCAGACACCAAGGGTCAATTTGAAAAGGTGGCCGAAGGCAACACCAGCCTTGATTACATCCCCTTTGCCGTCGCTTACAGCAACCGCGCTGGCCTGTTGGAATCCCGCCCGCCGCTGGAAGACATTGCTGAGCTGAACCTGAAGACCTATCAGATCCAAAGCGATCTGGACAACATGCTGCACATCAGCGGCGTGCCAATGCTGGCCTTCTACGGCTTTCCGTCATCTGCCGAGGAGGTGTCAGCCGGTCCCGGAGAAGCTATCGCGTTCCCCGCCGAAGGCCGTGCCGAATACATTGAACCCGAAGGCAAGAGCTACGAAGCGCAGTTCCGCCGTCTTGAACAGCTTGCCGGTCAGATCAACGAACTCGGCCTGTCTGCTGTGCTCGGCCAAAAATTAAGCGCCGAAACTGCCGAAGCCAAGCGCATTGATCGCAGCCAAGGCGACAGCACCATGATGGTCGTTGCTCAGCAAATGCAAGACCTAATTGATAACTGCCTGCGCTTCCACGCTGACTACCTTGGTCAACAACAATCAGGCAGCAGCTATGTCAATCGGGATTTTGTGGGCGCACGCCTCGAACCACAAGAAATCCTTGCCCTGCTGCAGCTTTACACCGCTGGCACCATCACCCAGAAGACCTTGCTCGATCAGCTGGCGCAGGGTGAAGTATTGGGCGATGATTTTGATGTTGAGGAAGAGCTGGAAGCAACGCAAGCCGGCGGGTTGATTGAAATGGGCGGTCCTGAAAACCTTGGCAGCGAGGATATTTCAGGCGAAGAGCTGACGCTGGAAGACAACGAAGAGCCCGTTACGCCGATTGAATAATGACCCAATCAGGCGTTACACCTCGCCTGCTCAACGTTGAGCAATTTAAGCGGCGTATCAACCGCAATGATCCTGTTGCCAATATTTACCGCAATGCCATTGACTTAAACCGTTTCAGCAATGCTGTCGCCGGTCAAATCGTCCGTGATTACAACAGCATCATCCTGAGCGCCGTTGATGACCTGAAGCGTATTGATTTTGGTGTGCCCACAGCAGGTGGTGGCATCGTTAGCCCGTCATCAGTTCAGGCGCAACGCCTTCGCGTCATCCTTGCTCAGCTCAAGGAATCACTAGACGGTTGGGCACAACGCAGCACGGCATACACGGCCACTGAACTGCAAGGTTTAGCCGAACTGCAGACGGAATTTGTTACAGAACAACTGCGGCTTGCTGTTGCTGGCGGTGAAGTCGGCGCCCGTGGC